GTCCATTTATCTTGACCCCCGCCGCCCGAAGCCAGCATACGTCATACATTGCATTGTGAAATAGTTTTACTGAATCAGTTGAACAAACATCTTTAATCCAGTCCATGACTTTATCTTTTTCTAAATTACCACCACCTTGATGAGCAATCGGATAATAACCAGACCAACCATCAACAGCTACAGCAATACCTACAATTTCTCCATTACCAATAATTGCACCAGATCCTCTTGACTTAAGATCAGGATCTCTAGTTTCTAAATCGATTGCAATATATTTATATCCTTTTAAATCAGGATAATTTTCTGGACAAATCCATTCTTTCTGAGCTTCAAACATTTATGCTAATACCATTATTAAAAAAAAATAAATACATATTACTGTTATTAATCCTAAATCAAACACTGCAATCTTTCTTCCTCTCATTGATTATAGTCTCTTTCTATAATCATTTGTATGTAATGAATCGCTTTCTCTAAATCTTGCTTGCCACCTTTGTCTTGATGTCTGCAAATATATTTAATTGCATTACCTTCAGCAAACAGTATCTTATTATCATTAATGAATCTAGAGGGCTGTATTTTATATTTTTTATAATGTGAACCTCCTACTTGTCTAAAAAACGCTTTGTTACTCATAGTATTGGATCTCCTGGTATATAGTTATAATAATCATCTATATCTGGTTGCATGATATAAAGATTTTCTTTTGCTCTTGTTACACCCACAAAAAACAATCTGTGTTCTGGATCAGGATTTCTTAATGCTGCGTCATGTATAATCTTTTCCATCCCTGTATATAGGACTACATTTTCGCACTCTTCACCTTTTACACCATGTATTGTGGATACTTTAATTCTTGCAGGTTTAAATAAATCATCACCACTATTTAATAATGATTTAATATATAATTTTGTATCTTCTTTAAAATTTAATTGCTCCCAGCTGCCTGTCACCTTGAGCCCATGATTTAGCATCAGATCATCTAAATCAACAAGATCTACTGCATCTAATGACTTGCCACTAGAAAATCCATATTCAACATGGCCCATGTTCCAATTTAAAACTTTATAAACAGACTTTGCTTCTTCAGATCCTACCGTTGCCCCTTGATTTAATCTATGCCACACTTGATAAGCTTCTAATAATTCATTAGATAAAACTACATTTGATCTACTATCAAATCTTAAGTTTAACGATGTTAAATGAGCTTTAATTGGATTCAACATTTGATTTGTTCTTGCAATAATCATCCATTCGCCTTTACTAAAATTAATATTATCCAATGTTTGATCTTCAAAAATTTGTCCTTCCGCATCTCTAGGAAGCCAACTCTTAATCATTCTATTCTCTACATGCTGTAATATATCTAGTGCTTTTCTATGAATAACACGAGGACATCTTCTTGATTCAATTCTTGCATCCACTTCACCTTTTAAATTAATAAATATATTAGGATTAGCACCTTGAAACGTATAAATCGTTTGATCGTCATCCCCTGCAACGTATGATCTATCACATCTTGATTCAATGTAATTGAACATTTCCCATTGCAGAGGATTCAGATCCTGTGCTTCATCCAAAAAGACAACGCTGAGTGGAGGGCATTTATCTTTCTCAATGAACTGTTTAATCATATCGGAATACTCAATCATTCCGGTTTGTTTCTTATATGATTTTAAATCGGCATCAATCTGTTCTGTTAACCATGTATCAACACTATAATGTTTATCTAATTCTATTGCAGCATCCATGATAGATAATTTTTTACATCTTGCGTATTCAATAATCTTCATATGATCATTTTTATATGTTGTTGTTTCTGTGTAAGGATCAAACTCTGAACTAAAAGATAAATCTTTACATATTTGTGAAAAGTTTTTAAACGCATTCCATTTTTCATCTTTAAGTAATTGTGTATTAGTGTCTATGTTTAATTGTTTTGTTCCTAAAGAGTGCATAGTGCATATATATGGAAAATCTTTTACAGTTGGAAATGCAGACAGTATTCTTTTCTTTGCTTCATTAGTTGCAGCATTACTAAATGTTAAATAAGCAATCTTATCAGGAGATGTTTTATATTCTTCAATCTCTTTCTTTAAATAGTTATTAATTAAATGATATGTTTTTCCTGTTCCCGGAGGTCCTGGAACTATTATTCTTTTCATTTAAACGCCGGCTCCTTCATTGTATTCTCTGTAATAATTGGTTTATCAACATTTACTGTTTCAATTTTCCATATTCTCATTGACTTCTTATCTAATTTTAAAACTTCTTCTTTTGCTTTAAAAATATCTTCCAACATTTTTTGTGTTTTTGCTTTTGGTAAATCCCAAGACTTACTTCTTTTTAAAAAATTATTAAAACTTTGATATTTAAAATAACTATGACCATTTTCTGTAAATGGAATACCTCTTTTAACATCATCCATAACCTTACCTGTCGCTCTATTTAAAAAATCTCCAAGTAATTCTTTTAATTGATAATCAAGTCTTGCTGCTTGTGGAACTTCTAATATTTTAAATGTATCTTTATTAGACATAATTTTATTTAACAATTTTTTCCAAATCATTTTACCCACTGGCATTAACACTTGATTTAATTGATCCATTACTTCTACAGAAAATTTATCAAATTCATGAAGTGTAGCTCTGTCTACTTCAACTGGCTTACCATCAAGATACACAATATAAATTGATGGATGTGATGGATATTTTTCTATCCTTTCTATTTCTGGTGCAGGTATATTTTCACCAACACCAAATTTTCTTTTTACACAAAGCTTTGATTCACAAAAACTTCTAATGGGTTCTTGTTTACATTTATAACGATAATCTTTATTTAACAAAGATTTAATAACTGTATTTTCAAGGTTATTATCATCTATTGGTGGATTCATGTATTTTGAATTATAACTATGTAATTTAGTTTTCCATGAATCTGGAAATCTTTTTCTTAAATATACTCCTACATTAAACATGGTATCATTTCTTTTACCTTGTGGAACTTTGTCAGATAATAACGTAACTAAACAAGGAGGAGCTTCAAATAAATCTTCATTTTCTGTTGTTATAGGTTCTTTCCATTGTATTAAATCTTTTTCAGATAAAACTTTTTTATCATACAATTTAAAAAATTCTTCTAAAGTTAATAGTTCTGCGTCATCTCCTAGTGCACGTCTTACAGAATTGTTGCCACCATGATATGGAACATTCAACCAACTACCCACTTGGTTTTTATCTGCAAGTATATAATCTTGTTTTGGAAATAATTCTTTACCGGCATGACCTAACATTGCAGCCATTGTTTTTAATTTTTCTCTAACTAATGATGCCGGAACAAATTCTTGTACAAATAAAAATATATGTGCACCCCCTGATTTTGATTTAAAAACTATTAAAGGTAAATTTTTATTTTTTATTTTTGTAATTAATTCTTTGTGATCTAAATCATAAACATCAACATCTAAACATCCCCATTTACATCTACTATCTTGTCTAATAGGCACAATTCCTAACGCTGGAAATTCACCATTTAAATGTTTTTGCCATAACATCTCTGTTACAGGCTTATGTACGGTTATTGACTCTGCTTCATTTTTTCCATCATCTCTAATTTCCCCAGTCATTTTTGTTTGACCGTAAGAAGTTTCAAGACCAGCAAATATATTCTTAAATCTTTCTAACATGTTCCACCCAATTGTTATGGGTGGTATTGCTACCACCCATTATTTTATTTATTTAGCGGCTAAACTTTCGTAAAACTGTTTAGCTCTTTTATAGATCTTTTCATCTGCAACAGGACCAACTTTAGATATATTATATCCATACCATTGGTTTCCTTTTCCAGAATTCAAGACAGTCGACAATTTATACATGTGACTGAAAGAAGGTGGAGTGTAAGGCCCTTTTTGACCTTCCATTACAATTGACATCATCATGGAATTCCACTTTCTGCTTACTTTACCTTGAGATGAACTCATAGATATTAAAGCAGTTTCAGTGTTGTCTTTATCTACAATCAAAACAAAATGCTGACCAACAGTTAATATGTAATTACCATTTGGCAATCTGTCTTTACCCATATTATCTTCAGTAGTTTTTGTTTTAATATCAGAAGTATCTGGATAGATTTTTTCTGGTCTTCCTGAACCAGTTCCAAAATCTGACCATTCTTGATACTCTAATTTATAGTGACATGGAATAACCATGATTCCATTTGCTCCATCATACAATTTTTTAGTAACTGTATTAAGAAGCATTCCTGGTTCAGCACCTTCAATGTAATTTTGATTACGTTTTTGTGCTTCTCCAGATCCGTTCTGTAATAGTTTTAAAATAGGCAAAGCCATACTATCTTGCTTTACATTTTCAAAACCTGCATGTGCATCTCCTTCAAACAATATTGAAGAAGGAAGTGGCGCAGCTTTCTTTACTTCTACCTGTTTCGCGTTTCCTGTTTCCATTTTTTATCTCCTAGTTATTTTTGTACTGTTACCTGCGTAAGTTTTAAATAGATCAGAGGGCATATCCTGTCCAGATTCGATACGCTCTCTGACCACCGCTTTGAGTGTCTGAGTATGAACACCAACCTTCTGGACTGGTTCAAAACCCTGACCTCGTGCAAGGACAGCATATTGCGCTGCCTTGTTATCTTCGCCACGACCAAAGGTAACGATGATATCGTTTTTAATGATATCACCTAGACCGTTATTACGAAGCCATTCAAAAGCTTTCTCCTGTGTTTCTGGAGGAATAGATGCACTGTAAAAAGGTCTTACCTCTACAGATTCACCATCTTTAAGCTTTAATTTCGTTATGTGCATTTCCTGCATCATTAAAGGTATTTCTACTTGAGAAAGTATTCTTGCTTGTTCTTTTAATTTATTAATACTTTCTTCTGCGTTAGCAATCTCATCTTCTAAATCTTTTAATCTTAAAACTTTATCTGATAAAGTTTTTGCAGCATCAATTTGTGTAACTGATTCTACTCTGTCTTGTTCAAAGTTTATTGTGCTTTCTACCATTTTAATTCCTTTCTAAATTTATTTAATATATAATCCTTTAAAATACGTTTGTCAAGTGCTCGAATCTGTTTTTTGATACAAGTCGATTTCAATTGGATAATATCTCCTTTCTTGTTTATCCCATTTTAATAATTTATACTTGCCATTAGTAATATCAGATACAACTGAACATGCAACACCAATTATTGCAGGATCACCTGTAAGTAGTAAATAATCTTCTGAAGTGTAATCTTTTAGCAACTGTCGTAACTTAAATACAACAGGTCCTGCACTTAATATAATTTGTGCATTTTCTGGAAGTAGAACTTTTAATGAACCATATTGAGAAGCACCAATAATATTTATCTTTGGTCTTCCTTCTCTTGTGCCTGGCACATCTTGAATAACGTAAACTTTATTTTTTTCCATTCTTGACTTGTTGTATATTAATGTGTTATACTAATCAATAGAAAGAACTAAGTATTATATATGAATTATAAGTTTAAGACAAAGCCATTTGCACATCAATTAAAGGCATTAGAAATGTCTTGGGATAAGAAAGTATTTGCTTATTTTATGGAAATGGGAACCGGTAAGTCTAAAGTATTAATAGATAATATGTCAATACTATATGATAAAGGCCTTATAAATGGTGCTTTAATTATAGCCCCTAAAGGTGTTTATAAAAACTGGTTTGATTCTGAGATACCTACTCATATGCCAGAGCATGTAGAAAAAACAATGGTATTATGGGAATCTAGTGCAGGTAAATCTAAAGAAAAAGAATTACAGAAGTTATTTAAATCTAGTTACGATCTTCATATTTTAATTATGAATGTAGAAGCATTATCTACTAAAAAAGGAAAACAATTTGCAGAAAAGTTTTTAAGTTGTCATAAAACATTAATGGCAATAGATGAATCTACTACAATAAAAAATCCAGGAGCAATTAGAACTAAAACTATAATTGGTCTAGGAGATAAAGTTTCTTATAAAAGAATTTTAACAGGATCTCCTGTAACTAAATCCCCATTAGATTTATTTACACAATGTTATTTTTTAGATCCATGGTTATTAGATCATCAATCTTATTATACATTTAAAACTAGATATGCCATTACAAAACAAATTAATGTATCTGGTCGTATGGTACATATAGTAGTAGGATATAGAAATATTGGAGAACTTTCAGATAAATTAAAACCTTTTTCTCATAGAGTTTTAAAAGATGACTGTTTAGATCTTCCCCCTAAAACTTATATGAAAAGAACAATTCAGTTAAGTGAAGAACAAAGTAAAGTTTATAAACAAATGAAAGAAATTGCTTTAGCTACATTAAATGGAAAAATGATTACTACTGTAAATGTTATAACTCAATTAATGAGATTACATCAAATAACTTGTGGTCATTTTAAATCTGATGATGGTGTAACACAAACATTAAAATCAAATCGTTTAGATGAATTAATGGATGTTTTATCTGAAATGGAAGGTAAAGCAGTTATTTGGGCTCATTATAGATATGATATAGAAGTTATTGTTGAAGCCATTAAAAAAGAATATGGAGATAAATCTGTTGTTACTTATTATGGAGATACTTCTACAGATGATAGACAAAAAGCAATTAAACTAATTCAAGATCCAGAAAGTCCAGTTAGATTTATTGTTGGTACACCACAAACAGGTGGTTATGGTATTACATTAACGGGCGCTTCTACTATGATTTATTATTCTAATGGATATGACTTAGAAAAACGACAACAATCTGAAGCAAGG